CTCTCTTGTTTTAGTGCTCTTCCTCTCTCTCTATAGCGGAGCTCCTCCCATGCTGGGTGTTCATATCTCTTGGCATAGTACTTGATGTCTCTGTCTGAGAGAGGGGGAAGGCCTTCTACAAAGTCGGTGGGGCCAACGTAGGGGCGGGGGATACCAGTCGTCGTGAAGTTGGGCTTCCTCTGTTTCTGCTGAGTGTCCATCCTGCTTCTTGGGGTTTTGGTTTTGGACCAAAGTACTCGGCCAGTGGCTATGAGGCCGTTGAAAGGCTAGATTCAAATACTAGAGCTTTATTTATTTTTTAGTGAATGTCAGTGCTTGTTGCTCCTTATCAGTACTGGGGTCTTTGAAAGTAGGATGGACCGACCAAATCTTAGTAGTCTCTGGAGCCTTTTCCTTCTGACGAGATTTCTTGGCTCTTGTCTTCTTGGCAGCTGCTTGACACTCCTCCGCCGTCATGTCCCTCTTCCGTTTCTTCCCTTGGTTATCGGTGAGGTCGGGTTGAAATGGATTGAGGTGGACTACCTCACAGCGGCGATGGAGTGCTCGTTGTGTCTCGGGTTGATCGGGGAACACCTCGTCGATAGAGTACTGGGATGTGAAGATGATCTTCTTGGGGCGAATCCATCTTGTACCTCCTTTGTGCTCGGCGGTGAAGGACCACTTATCAGCCCAAAGCTTGAAGTGGTAGCCCAGATGTTCTGCTTGCTTAGGGTCCACGTCTTCGACAATAACAGCATCTTGCTGTTGGTACCCGTCCCACCACTTGTTACATCCTTTGGGATAGTATGTCCCGTACTGGGTGCGAGCTTGGTGTGTCTTGCCACACCCGCTCTCTCCGAAGATCCAGATGCCACAAACGTCCTCGAGGTCGTCGGGTTTGGCCATCTTGGTAGTCGCAATGTCGTGAAGAGTCTTGTATCGCTGTAGATATACTTTGGGGTACAGCTCTTTGATGGTTTCTAGGTCCCCGGCCTCTGCGAGCTCTAGGATGTGAATGGCGGTCTCTTGGTTAGCCTTCTGCTGGGTTCGCGGGGGGTCGCCATACTTCGTGATATCACCACCCTTAGAGCAGTAGTCGATGTTTGCTTGGGGTGAGCCTTTACATACTTCCACATGAGCGCCTGGGAGAAGCTTCGTCACCGAACCGAAAGACACATTGTTGGCGAAGTGGATGTAGCCCTGAAGATGGGGTGTGCCCGTCTCAGGTGCTATCTCCTTTCCGTAGATGATGTATGGCTTCTTGTTTTCGAGAGAGCTCGTATAGAATAGGTCTAACACTCGGAGGTTGGTATCCGTGTAGTTGTTGAGCGTAAAACACCAGTTGCGGCTCTTGGGGGCGTACACTCGAGGGGTGGTGGTCATCGTGCTGATTTTTGGTTGTGGACCAAAGTACTGGGGACTAGTCCTAGATCCTGGATATCTTAGGTCGTGTGTTTCGCCTCTTGGTGTCACACCCATTCTTGGAACGTTCGCTGAAGGGTTGCTTTTAAATACCTATATATAGCAAGGGACCAGCACTACCTAGGGGGGACCAGGGGCTTTATGATTTATTTACTATGGCGTTTGCATATAAAAAAAGGGGGACCACAGGGGTCTTGGTAATACTAAACAAGACCCTTTTTTTGTCCCGTGGTTTTTTTTTGCCCGTGTTTTTAGCTACAGTGTATAGGGTTATGGAAACAAGTTTCGCAATTGGCCTAGTGGGCCTTTGACTGTCTGCTCGATTGTAAAATCGGAGCATACTTGCAGCCAAAGAACCTGGCCTTCTTCTATTGAGTTTCTTCTCCCCACCCAACGAGGACGGGTTTTATAGGAAGGGACAGTGCCTGAGCTAGGATTATTATTTATTTATTCATGTTCCCTTCGCTTCGCTCCGGGTATGAAAAAGTCGCTTCGCTCTTTTTCATTGTTTGTCGAGGGGGGTCCATGGCCACATAGCGTCCAAGGCAAAAGCGGCCTCTCTCTTGGCAGCTCTCTCTTTCCGTTCTCTCTCTTGTTTTAGTGCTCTTCCTCTCTCTCTATAGCGGAGCTCCTCCCATGCTGGGTGTTCATATCTCTTGGCATAGTACTTGATGTCTCTGTCTGAGAGAGGGGGAAGGCCTTCTACAA